AGCAACACCACGCTTCTTAGAAATAATCTCTGATACAACAGTAGCATTACCCATGTATTCATTACCATCAAAAATTTGTGGGATAGACCTGAAGTTATGTTCACCAAAGAAAGTATCTTTGTGTTCTTGAGAGATGTTAGCATCAAAGACATCAACATACTCATAGTTTATTTTATCTGCGTTCAGTGCGGATTTAACCCCATCACAGGCAGAACAATTACTTCCACCGTATACTGTTATCATTTCTTACTTGACCTCAAGAACCAACATAGTTTATTTAAGCCTACAGAATAGTCACCGATAACTGTTTCAACAGCAGCGCTATCACAGGCTTTGTATAAGTCTTCTGCTGAAGCAATAAGCATTTCAATGTCTTTATACAACTCATCAACCATCTTTAGAGCTGCAGTAGGTACAGGGAATTCACAATCCATTACAGTAGCTTCACAAATAGAACGCAAGTCAGCTGGCACTATGATTTGGTTTTGACGCATAAGTTCCCCAAGAACATCATGTTGTTCGTATAGGTAGTCATACACTTCTTGAAACAACTTGTGATACTCAAAGAAGTCATAGTCAACTACGTTGAAATGGTAGCTATGAGCCTTAGTGTATACAGCAAAGTTATCTGCAAATAAATTCTTTAATTTCTTATCAATCATTTAATCAATCCTTTCGATCTACGAAGTACAGCTAACCAGTATTCAACTTGTTCTTCTGATTCAGCTTTCATTTTAATTTGTTCTTCCGTTGCATCTGCAGGGAAGTTCTCTAATGCTATATTCAAACGTGTAATATGAATAGCGATACCCTCAAGGGTTAATAGTGAGTCTACGTTCATTTGGTTTTCTTTTCTGTTGGTTTATCGATATATAGCTTAGTACGCTTAATACTTGCGATCCATACCTTAGGTATAGTAATCACTGCATTAGCCATGTTATCCTCAGATACTGCTGCTGCTACCGCTATAAGGTCATCAGTCTCTTTGACAATGAATCCCATAGTGTGTATCATAGCTGTATTGTGTTCGTCATCCTGCTCTTCTTGACCTACTTCTATCCATGATGAAGATGCTGTTGCATCAGCCCATGTTACATAGACAGAGGTAAGACACTTTCGTTTTGTTCTAGTCATCGAGTAAGTCCTGTAAGTTCATAGGTGCTGTTTTATCTTTGGGATGTTTCTTATCATAAGCTTCTTTATTCTTACGAAAAGCGTCATATGCTTTGTTTCTAGTAGTAGCTTCTTTAACTGCTTCTAAATAAGCTTCTTTAAACTTATTCAATTCACTGATTATTAAATCAAGCTTCTGTAATCTTGAAGTTGCTTTAGTAGGATCTATAGCCCAAAAATCTAGAGAGATCTTTCTATTACAATCAGAGATATCTACATGACCACAGATATCGTTATAGTCTACACTAATAGACGTCTCAATAGCTGCTAATCCTTCAGTCTTGTTTAAAAACTTTCTTGAGTTAAGGAACTTCTTTGTTTTGAACTCAGGTCTTGTTGGTTTCTTCATGGTAGTCCTTGGTAAGGTAGGAATAAAAAAGGGAACCATAAGGTCCCCTTGCTGTATATTTAAAGTGGCGACAGTAGTCCACTCGAAAGGAGAATTAGAATGAAATCTTTTTCCTTTAGAGCAGAGCTGCTATCACCTTGATTTACAAGGATTAAATCTCACAACCACCAGCAGTACATGCTAACGCTTGAGCACCTTCCACATTGTCTCTGTCTTCCTTGAATAAATTCCAATCCAATTCAGGCATAGAAGCCACCAACGAATGATAATTATATTGATCTGTATCTTCATAAGGAGCTTGTTGATAAGTACCACCATCATCTGGTAGGAAAGAGATACCTGTACATTCATCAAAGTGTTCCCATACCCAAGCACCAACCTCCATCCACTCATGATCCTTAACAGAGATAGTTACTGAGGGCTTATGCTCACACCAATGTCTCTGATAAGCTAGCCAGATATCTAAGTGTTGAAGAGCAGTTAAATCTTTACGAGTAAATCCTTCTGCCTTCTGCGGGAAAGAAAAGATAACTGTCTGATCAGGCTTCATAAAGCAAGCCTCATTAGGAACTCCTTGATTAATAAGGAATTGTGTTAGTGGGTCTTTAATATCCTGTCTTACACGACGAATATAATAAGGAGCATGACCAGCGTGAATACCAGAAGATGTCTGTGTAAGTTGGCTTACAGTACCCTCAGGTTTAACACAGGTGATAGCCGCTGAAGCTGAAATACCCAACCTATCAGCCCACTCTTTGTTGGTCTTACGGGCTACCTCTCGTAGTCCTGACAATAGTAACTCTAGGTTAACACCTTCACCACGTAGTAATGGGTTATCCAAGATGCCTGTCATAGACACACCTAATAGTCTTTCTGACTGAGTGTTTGTCTTCCATATATCACGGAGATAAGGGAAGGTAGTAAGCGTAGACTGAAATGTACCCATAATAGTAGCTAATTCTACCTTACGAGTTAATGTTTCGATACTGTCTGTTGGTTCTACAATTACAGTAGATAAGTTACAGAACTGGTATGGCTTCAGGATAATCTCTGAGCAAGGATTAGTACCGTAGTCTACATTGTGTTCACGGAAACCAAACTTAGCAGCTTGTTTCTGTGATGCTTCACGGTTAAAAATACCTCGCTCACCTGAATGAGAGTTATAAATATCTAACCATTCCTTCATGAACTCACCAATAGAAGGCTTATGTGTGTAGATAGCTGAGTTATTAGCCAATGCTCTCTCACCATGATTCTCCCACCAAGCGCCTGCCTTAGCAGTAGCATGGTCATAAGAACCTAAATCACCTAAGCTAATCATAGCTGATCGACGTACACCACCAACAACAACTACTTCACCAATCTTACACATGATATCATGGCATTCGATAGGGGATAGCTTACGACCTTGAGCGTTCTTAAACTTGTTTACTGTGTAATCAAATAAAGAAACCAAAGGAGCAGGACCAGAAGCTCTACCACCAAATGTTTTTAGTGGAGCACCAGCTGGTCTTACTAAAGATACATCCCATGTAGGTATAATACCTGCATATAAGCGAGCAATTAATAAACGGAAGGCTTCACACCATCCTTCTTTAGAGTCTTCAACAAGAATAATCTTGCTTGAGATAGCCAACTCAGGTACTGTCTGTAATTGATTAGTGTATTTCTCTTCGCAAGAGAAGCCTACACCAGTACCACACAAAAGAATATACATAGCTTCATCGAATGAACGTGAGCTATCGATAGGTAAATAAGAACAATTGTAAGCTGCCACATGAGTTCTACGTAGAGCCTCACCAGCAGTCATAACACTACGCATTGAAGGTAGTACTTTAAGATTAGTAATATTATCGTTTAGAATATCCCAGATAGGATCTTTGACGTCAATCTTACCTATCAATTCCTGTTTGAAGAAGTCAACCCATCTATCGGATGTTTCATCCCAGTTTTCTCTGCGAGATTGTTCAGGTAGGTAGCGTGCATAGCGGGATTTAGCGATAAATTCTTGATATTGATTCATTATTTTTGTTTTCCTTAACAGAAGAAATATTGTGAGTTAATTACATCAGACACATTCAAGTCCCCTAAAGTGGGTTGGGTGTATGTGAACGAGTCTTTGTGTTTCATTAAATTATTTTGTATTACATCAAAGAAGTTTTCATAGTCATATTGTTTAATGAATTCTTCTTTAGTTATTTGTTGTAGTTTATCTACATCGTTAGCATGTGTAGAGAAGCTATCATGGACAGCACCAAAAGAACCACCGAAATTTCTGATAACATTAGCCATGTGAGAAGCATCATAGCTATGAACCACATTAGGGCTGATACCAGAAGCAAAGGATCGTCTACATGGAACTTTCTCTTTAGTTTCTTTATTACGTACATCAACTTTAACGATGTGAGATATTGACTTATTGTTGTTAACACCTTTAATTGTTCCTTGATAACGTCTCTCGTGTTGTAGATATACTTTATACTTAACAGGGAAGCCTGAAGGAGTAGTCCATTCAATGCCTTGTTCCCCATGATTAAGCTCATGTTCAGCTATCTTTTGTAAATACTTAGTAGTCTTAAGTGGTCCTGAGCATACTGAGTTAATAGCCTTAATAAGACCACCAGCCAATATATCAGTATCTTCTTCAGTGATATTGTATTTAGAAGTATAACCTTCTACGTGGCAATCATCATACATATTAGATTGTATTTTCTTTTTACCTGCTGAATAAGCTCTTGTCATTGAACCTCGTTTAGCAATACCTTTACGGATATGCTTCATAGGTATTTGTCTTTCGTTAAACCAATCAGGCATCAACTCGATAAGAGACTTAGCTACTGCTACATAGAAATCTTTTTGAATAGGAGTAGGAACAAGACTAACTAATGCACCTGCTTGTTTGTCCTTAGACATAGCAGCTAAGTGTTGCCATCCATTATTACTACCATCAATAGGAATAGGAAGACCAGACATATAAGGTTGTCCTGTAAGTTTACTAAGGTGATACTCAGCAATCTCTACACAACAAGCATAATAGGACACAGGCTTTTCAGCTTCCATAAACATTTGACCTTGTAAACCAGCTAAACGAATTTCATCTAGATGATACTCAGTCCAGTTAACTCTATCTTCTAGAGTCATTTTGTCTACAGAGATAGTATCTAATTGTTCTTCATTCAAGTATTTAATATAGTCAGTGGTAGTCCAGGTAAGAGTAGATAACTCATCAATAGTATAAGACCTGTTGTAACAAGTAGCAGCATGAATATAAAGCCATTTGATCCCATCTTCGGTTAACTCCTTCTTATCATCAAACAAATATAAGCCACGAGCAAGGTCACTACCTTGGAATTCCATAAAGGATTCTGCATAGTATATACGACCTCGGTAATCACAAGAGACTTCTTGATAGAACGGTAATTGATGTTCAACAATGAAGTCAGCTTTCTTTATGACCTGATCGAATTCAAATAGCTTTGATAAAGCTCTTTGTACTCTAGGGTCTTTCTTACGTAGGAACTTAGTACCATCTAAGTGCCAGAACTGTTTCTTAGTAGGAAGTTGGTCATCTTCCCAGTGAATATTATATTTAAATACTTCACCATGTCTGTCAATGACATCAACAGTTTCTGTAATAAATTCATTACGGTATTTCTTAATTGTTTGTAGTACATTAAGATTAATATTCCAAGCTTGTTGTCTAAGACCTTCCATAGCTTGTATGAAAGGTTTATCTAGATAATCTTTAAATAGTCTTCTATTGTTCCAACCTTTAATATAAGGTTCTTTAGTAATAGGACTGATTAAATTATCTATAGGTCTTGGTTGACCAAACACTGTTCCCTTAAGAACAGGTTTAATATTAAGTGGTTGGTTAACTACCGATACCACATACGGAGCTTTGCGACCATCGTACTCTCTGAAGATATCGATGAGACCATCTTGAAGAAATGATTCAAGCATAAGGTCACCAATACCTAGAGCAATACCAGGATCTGTTTCATCTAAGTCTATTTGTCTGCATATACCTACACCAATCTGAATAGATACGTTAGTTAGTTTGACATATGACTTAAGAGAACCTCCTTTGGTTACTCTTGCTGGAGCAGAGCAGTAATTGAGAACTAAATCCCAAGCTTCTGCTACGAACCTTTCTAAATCAGACTCCCAATTAGGGTAAGCCTTAAGTAGCTTGGCTCCCTTATTGTAAGCCTTCTCAGAGTCTAGGACTACCTTGCCTATCTTCTCTGATAAATATGAGACTGGATTCATTCTAACCTTTCGAAGTTGAGTTTGAAATTATAACATGAATTTCGTTTTTACGCAACATCAAAGTCTAATAAGCCTACGTCAGATAATCTACCTGTATCGGTATTATATTTAGTAGAACCACAATCACCTGTTTGACCAGTGAATCGTGATTTCAATACTCTTAGTTTGATTGTGTTACGTTCATTGTCTGTTGCTGCAACCATGTTACGAGCAAAGGCAATAATATCAAATGAGATTTGTTTAATAGAGCCTGAGCCTTTGATATCATCGATAGAAGGTAAGTGACCTTCTTCAAATGGCTTCTCACCTTTACGTAGATGAGAGATAATACCTAACCAGATGTTATGCTTCTTAGTAATCTTAAGTAGGTCAGACATGACTGAGTCAACGGCTTCATTACCTGTTTTACCCTTAGCACCTTCAGATACAGCAATAGTGATGTGATCAAGGATAAGATACTTACAACCCATCAATGCTAGGTGTTCTATCTTATCAACTAATGACTCATCACTTACAGAACCTTGGTGATCAAGTAATACTAAACGCTCATCACCAAAGACTTTCTTAAAGCCTTCGTACTGTTCTTCTTCCGTTGCAGTTGTATCCATAAGGTTCTTATTAAGAGCCATACCAATAAACTTCTGAGCAGTATCACCAATAGATTCTTCTAGTGATACCATACCTACCATATCAGTAGTCTTATCTAGTATCTCTAGTACAATTTCTTTAATGACAGTAGACTTACCTGAGCCTGTACCAGAAGTAAACAAAGCAATCTCACCTAGTCTCATACCCTTAAGTTTAGTGTTAAGACCATTAAGACATTGTGGATATGGTAAAGATACTGTATTCTGGATTTCTTTAAAGTGATTCCAGATATCATCACCTCTTAGTACTCCTACAGGTGAAAACTCTTTAGCATCAAATAGACAACGCATAAGAGCATCAGTACCATGCTTAATAAGAGTATCACAAGGATCTTTCTCAGGTAATTGTGCTACCTTAACCTTATCGAAGCCAATAATCTTAGCTACCTTTTGAGTTGCTTGTTGACCTACCTCATCGTTATCGAGCATAAGGATAACGGTATCGAATGAACGTATCCATTCTCTTTGTTCTAATACTATGTTAGTAGCAGAAGCACTAGGCATAGCAACAACAGGAAAGAACTTCTGATACTTATCATACTGTGCTTGTGACACAGCCATAGCATCTAGTTCTCCCTCAGTAATAATTAAAGTACGAGAGCCATTAGCATTGTGTTGACCGAATAGTTCTGTACCTTTAAAGTCACCATGAATAACAAATTGTTTAGGTAACTTTCTTTCTTTGTAGGCTACAATAGAACCCTTCTTAGTGTAAGGGTAGAAGTGAGAACTGATTGTCCCATCTTCTGCATAGCTTACTTTAACTCCATAATGAGAAGCAACTACCTTAGTAATACCACGCTCTTGAAAGCCTCTTGTATCATATTCTTGAATGTCTGTTAGTGAGTGCATATCGTAATTATATTCCTCTTTAATGTATGTTGGGTTGATAGGTGATGACTTACAGCAACTGAAACAGTAACCAAACTCATCTCCATCTTTGTAACTAAATGCATCAGATGATTCGCATTTAGGACATTTAGTATGATACCATCTACTCATATTTTTCTTTCTTCTTTCTTATAAATGCTCTACGTATTTTAGCTTTGAGCTGGCTTTGTTTCTTCCATACCCAAAGCGAAGTGTTCAATAAATGTTTGTCGAATAAACTCTCTTGCGGTTCCATTTACTTTTTCCTTAGAAATAAATTTAATAGCTCCTATATTACCATTCCAATAAGCCCTTAAGTCAGGAGCATATTCAGTATGTAATACATTAGCGTACCATTGTAATTCTACTTCAGCATTTACTACACCAGCTTTAGTCTTGTAGAGATCTACTATCTCAAATGAAAAGTATTCCTTCCCATATTTCTTGATAGCATCTTTAACGTTATTACTACTTGTTAAATACTTTCTCCAAGGACCTTCTCGTTGGCTTCTTTTCTTTCCGAAATTAATGTGGAAGAATTTTCTTCCGATGTAAAGTCTTCGTTCATCTGGATGGTTGCATCTAACGATGTAGACGAATCCGCAGTACTCTGAGACGTTGAAGTCATCTCTTCTCCAGACCCAGTGTCCTGTATCCATTTAAAATCTTCCTCTAATTCTTCGAATGTCTTAGGCTTTAAATCAGCTAATGACCTACGAATATAAATATTGTTAGCACACTTAACGAATGGTTCTTTCCATTCATTCCGTGGTAACTTCTCTTGCCAAGTCTTAATAACAGTATCCCATAGTTGTTCCATAGGAACAGGATCAAGGATCTTATCAGCAGTCTTAGGACCTATCTTAGCAATACCTTTGATGTTATCAGTAGCGTCTCCTGTAAGGAACTGCTTCATAGTAAATCTATAAGCAAATTCAGGAGTGATTTCTTTTAACTCACTGGTTCTATAATTATATTGCCAGCCAGGAATCTGTTGTAAGTCTTTATCAATACAACAAACAATATAAGCTTCTTCTTCAGCAATACAATCCATAGCTCCGATGAATACATAGTCATCTGCTTCACCACCATCTGATCTGATAGCGTGTTCATTAGCGTATTCATACAGCATATCAATACGTTCTTTAACATCAGGATCAAACTCTTGTTTGCGATGACCCTTATATTCTGAATCGACTTGGTATCTAAAGTTATCTTTACCTTTAATATAAACCAAACCAACATCAGCTTCTAGATTGTTAATAATTTCTTTTAACTTATCATCAAAAGATTTCTTGCATCTAGTCTTAGACTTCTCTACAAAAGCGATAGTATAGATAATACTATCAGCATCAATCAAGGCTTTCATTAGTGTACCTCCGCATAATTTTTGCCTGTCTTTCCATCACCACCCATACAGGTTACTCCGAACCACTTAGGAGCTTCCTTAAAGGATTCTATACAGATATTTTTAACAAGCTCTGCATGCTTGTCTTCGCATACAAAAGCCATTTCGTCATGATAGTGTATAATCGGGTAGGCAGGTATCCCTGCTTCTTTGATCTTGTCTCTTGCGTATACCATAGCTGCTTTACAGGTAATACCCTCAGCAGTTTGAAGCAAGTAATTAAGAACTTGATGTTCAGAATTAACGAAAACAATACGACCATCAAGACCACGAATGTAAGCGTTCTCGCTACCAAACCTATTAGCTGTGCTGTTATATTGAGCAGATAACTTGCTCTTGAGTTCTCCCAATCCTGGAATCGATGCTTTGAATTTTTCATCTGCGGCTTGTCCAATCTTTATATCTCTCTTTCCTGTTAATATTAAACCAATTTTTCCTGCACCTGCTCCAAATAAGTAGGCATACAAGAAAGGTTTAGCTATCTTTCTAGAGACTCCTAGCACATCAGCATTACGTTGATGTACGTCTCCGTTAATAACTTCATTAGTGAAGTCATCGTTACCAATGTAATGGCATAGACCTCTCATCTGATTACCTGCAGAGTCAGCACCAACAATGCTATAACCCTCTTCACAAGTAAGTAATGAGCGTAACTCTTCACCGTAAGGAGTGCCTACAGAAGGTAGATTAGCGATTACCTCATGACGACATCTGAATGTAGGTGTTCCTACTGTCCAGACCTTACCATGTAATCTTCCATCTCCTTGCTGTACTTGTTCGATCCATCCTTCTAATACAGACTTTCTATTACGAATAGATAAGTATTCAGAGAGCATAAGACCATCATCACCTAAAGGTTCTAATGAAGATTCAGTTAGCTTAGGAGACTTGTTAACGAACTTACCATTGATTCTTTCTACGTTCCATTCATCAGGAACCCAACCAATAGAATACAAATAGTCTTTAACAATCTCTAGTGAACCTAAAGAAGCTTGAGCAAACTCTACACGACAATAGTTACCTTCAATAGGTCTATCTTCTTTACCTCGTTCTACTTCGATACCAAAGTACTTAGCTGTTTGCACTGCATAACAACCATCCTTACGCCACTTAGGTTCTTTAAACTCATCAGGCTTATCTAGCTTAAGGGTTCTCATACCAATCTTAGGCTCCATTGTTTGTTCAATGTGAGTCATACGAGTAGCAATCTCATCTCTAATCTGATAAGCTTTTTCTAGATTAAATACCCAACCTTTGTTACGAATATCAGCTTCAATGCGAGAGAATTCCATCTCGACCTCTAAGCCTTTAAGAAACATAGGATTAATTTTACTTATCTTAAGAGCATCTTCCTTAAGCTTATTGTATACCATAACGTTTAATTCTACGTCACGAATACAATAGGTTAACATCTGCTTAGTGTACTGAGAGAAGTCATTGAACTCTATCTTAGGAAAGCTAAAGAACGCACCCCATCCTTCAAGACCATGCTTATGTTTACGTTTATATTGTATTGTCTGTGACATTACCCATGTATCCCACAGCTTAGTTGCTTGTGATGGTTCCCAATTAAATAATTGTTTGAGAACAGGTAAGTCATATCCGCATATGTTATGACCTGCTAATACCCTAGCTGTGCTAAGAAATTTTAAACCCTCTTCTAGAGAGGGGTAGTCAGGATCATAGTCCGAGAAAATAAATTGTTCATTGGTATCAGGGTTAATAGCAACCAGACACCATACCTTAGAGACATTAGGCTGTAAGCCATCTGCCTCGATATCGAATACGAGTTTCATTTAGGTTTTTCCTTAGTATATCCCGCCCAGTCCTTAAGCTTAGTAAACAAGTCTTCAATACCTGCTTTATCTAGCTGACCGTAGGGTTCAAGAGTTCTTTTCTTTCCTTCCATGAGCCAGTAAGTAGAATCATCTGAGTGAAACTCAAACATTCCTACTGCTGTCCCATGACCATTAACTATTTGTTTGTAGAGCGATTTCATGTTGGTCAATCGTATCAAATAAGTAACCAAACTTAGTATAGTAGTGCATCTCCATAACACGAGCTTCTACTTCATGAGGAGCAAACATGTATTCATCATTGTTAGGTGCATTGTTATATGATGTTACATATAGTCCTGAGTTCTTACCACTAAAACCTTTTGTTGAAGGTAATTTTCTTTCAGTAAGGAACTGAGAAGCATGAGTAAATTCATGAGCAATAATCTCAAAGAACTTTGTTTGAGTATATACCTCTTGTGTATGAGTAGAAGCAAGTACATCCCAGAATTGTATCTGCATTAGTTCTTCTTCATCAGACCAAGAACAAGAATCGATTTGAACTCTTGTAGGTGTAACAACAAAAGAAATATTTATTCTAGCCTTGGGATACTTGTTAGTAACACCATGACGTTTACAGTAGTCTTCTAGAATTAACCTGAAGTATAACTTAATATCCTCTTCCATATCAGCAAGAGTATGCACAGATATTTTAAGTTTAGTTGTGTTGTCAGTCCATTTATCAATGGCTTGCTTTGTCATTTACTTTTCCTATCACAATAGTAGGATGACCTAAGTCTTCCAAGTCTTTAGCCATAGCTCTTATCATATGATGCGATACTATGAGTTGAACTTTATGTTTATCTATTTGGTTTAGTAGGTAAGTAATGTATATTGCCGCTGCGATTAGTGCAACTATTAAGACTTCCATATTGAGGATTCCTTTAGGGCAGGGCTGGAGTCCTTGTTCCAGTAGGCAATATATCCTACAGTAACTCCTTGTTTTATAAGGAACTCTGTACCATAATTGTTCTTATAAGCATTACGAAACCATACTTCTTTAATACCAGCTTGGTAAAGTAACTTAGCACAATCAATACAGGGTTGATGAGTAACATATGCAATAGCATTGTCGGTAGCTATACCTGTCTTAGCTGCCTTAGTAATAGCCATAGATTCAGCATGAATAACCTCTGGGTGAGTATGGTTATATTCATCTTCACAAGTGTTATCAGTGCCAGGCGGTGTACCATTATAAGAGAAAGAAATAATATTTCCTCCTTTAACTAAAACACAACCGACCTTAAGCTTATTTGCTTTTGATTCCAACGCTATACGTTCCGCTATTTCTAAGTAAGTATTGTTGTTCAATCAGATTCCTTTCGTAAAGTAATGCCATCATAATCATAAAGTGATTTATCTTTCCTGTCTTAGTGAACCAATCTATACGTTGGTTAATCATTACAGTAAGCTTACTATAAGGATCTTTGTATATCATTTAGCTCTGGATTTAATCTTGTTTAGATTAGATTCATAGCAGTGATTAAGACTAATACCATTGATACTAGCAATAGAAGTTACATAGTATAACACATCACCTAACTCACTGGCGATTTCATCTTTACTAAATATCTTACCATCTTTAAGTGATTTAACTTTATCATTAAGAACTTCTCCAGCTTCTGCTGCAAG